GACCCTTTAGTTTCTACATCGTCAACACTAATCTCATCATCTTCTTCTTCTTCTGAGATTGGTTCTTCTTTCTTTTCACCTTTATTTTTTAAAGATGACTCAACGATGCTTTCAATTTCTTTCGACATATGTGCCGCAAGTATTTCTTTCGTGTTGGCTTTTAAGGCATCCTCTAAAGACTTTGCTTCTAGTAAAGCCTCTTCGATGATTGATTTCTTTTTTTCAGCCATTTTTTTCTTTTTTTATTTTTTTTTATTTATTATTAAATAACGCAAAATATTTCGCATTTCTTAATAAATATGCAATACTTTTAAAAAGTGTTATTTTTTTATTAATCCAGTAAAAAATTATTTAAAGAGTCTTTTAAAAGATTATCTTCATTTTTAATTTTAGATTCTGACATTTGTTGTTCTCTAGAAGGTTCTTCACTATAAATCCAAGAACCTGGTGTTGATGGTGATGTGACAATATCCCAACAAATCAATTCGAAGTCATCTTGTACAATATTTTTACCACCTTCTTTTTCTAAAGAACCTACACCTCTTGACGATACACCAATCTTTAAACCTTTTCTAATGTAATTAGCAACTCTATCACCCTCACAAGAAATTATTCCTTGATTAACAAATCCTGGTGACATAATAATTTCTAATTTACCCATCAATACATTACCTTCCCACCACAAGTCAACTACGTTGTGAGAAATTCTACTTACTGCAACTATTGAAGATTCTGGGTGATCTGCCTCACCTAACGCTCTTTTTTCTTTGATTAATTTTAAATAGTTTTCTGCCTCTCTCCTTAAGATGGCTTCAGGGTATATCCTACCATTTCTATTTTCTACACCATACTTTTGCATTACGGCATAAACAACCAAAGGTTCTTCTATAATAGGTTGACCTTTGGTTAAGTTTGACATCTCATTCACAAAATGTCTATTATCTTTTGGGGAAATGTATCCTGCGTCGTATTCAACAAGGATACCTTTTATATTTATTTCGTTTTTTTTAAGAATTTCCATAACAGTGATATACTTTTATTATAAATATACCACTGTAGTAAAAAATTACTTTTTAGATTTATGGAAAGTAAAAACTGAATTGTTTTCTAAACACTCGTTTACCACATCATAGATTATTCTCTTACTATTTTCTATGATATTAATTTTATTAATTGGTAAATGTTTTTTTTGATATAATGTTATTTCACATGACATAAAACTTCTTTTGTTTACATTTAATCCTGAAGTCCTCATATCTAAATCAACAATGTATTTATTATCGTGAAATAATTCTTTATTGATATTGTTACTTATTTTTTGTTTTATTTTTTTTCTTATATTACTTAAGAAAAATTCGTAGTTAAAATTTTCGTAATTTTCTTTTAACTCACCCCATGCACACAAGTTTAAATATAAACTTTTTGATTCTTTATTATTTACGGTACCGATTTTTGTTTTATAGTTTTCTAATAAATCTAACTTGATTTCTTTTCCTAATTTCATTCATAAAATTTTTCATATATTGTTATTTTAAAGTTTATGTAATTATACTATTAAAATAGTTAGTAGTCAAATTATGGAAATAAAAAACCCCTCTTTCGGAGGGGTTTGTATTTAATCTATCGATTCTTTTAAATTGTAAATTTTACTTATCTGTGAGTTGAAATTTTCATAATCAAAATTAGTGTTTAATAACTTATCTTTTACTTTTAATAATTTATCTTTTATCTCAACATCTGATGATTCATTTACTTTATTATCTATATTTTTTATACACTCTCTTTTTACTGTTTCGAATAAAGATTTTTTATCTTCTTTATTACCATTTAAAACCGTTTTAATTATTTCTTTTTCAGTTTCATTTATTTCAGAGTATTTTGTATTGAATTTCGTAACTAAAATATTTGCCAACATACTAGGTGGTAAATCTATGGATTCCGTAACTACAGTTTCTTCCTCCTTCTCCAACATCCTATTAGTTATATTATTAATTGATTCTTGAATTTTATTGATATTAGATGCGTTTTTATTCGTATTCACTAAAAAATTAATATCATTGTAAAAAGATTCGTTTTCCTTAACCAACGATACACCTTTAAGTAATTTGGTGAAATATTCATTTCCACTATCAATATGTTTTTTATTTAATGATTTTAATAAATCAATATTCTCTTTTATATATTCTTTTGCCTCAGTGGAATCATCAAACTTAGTATTCTGTAAATTACTATAGATTAAATACTGTTCCTTTAAAGTATCATTATTACCAATAGTTTTTAAGAATTTATTAAACAATTTTTTACCCTTATCATCTTTATTAATGATAGACTCAATCATTAACTGTTTAAAAGTATCTTTTATATTACCAAAATTTTTCATGTGTTAGTTTTTTATAATAAATATTAAACTTTTATAAAAAAACTTATTTAGTTAGTTTATCTATTTCTCTAGTCATTTCACTAATTTTAGAATTTAACACATCAGTACCTTTTTCAAAAGAATCTAAATTGTAAATATGATCATTTTTTTCTAAACTTTCAGTTAATCGTCTTAAATATATTCCCTGATATCTTTTAGTTTTTTCTTCATATATTCTTCTTTTTTCTTCTGTTAAAAGGTTACCGTCTTTTCTAAAAGATTCAGTAGTTGCTGGTTCTGCGGCTGGTTCTGCGGCTGGTTCTGCACCTGCACCCATATCTCCACCTGCACCCATATCTGCACCACCTGCGTCACCACCAGCACCTGCTTCGGCTTCACCAGCACCCGATAATAATGCGTCAAAGTCACCATAAAGTTTATCCACTCTATCAAATATACCTGTCTTCTTAATAACTTCTGCAGTTTGTTCCATTTCCGCTGCTGCCGCCTTTTCTAATCTTTGTTGTTCTAAATCATTTCTGATTTCTTCATCAGACATACCTAATATTTCTTTTTTGGCTCTAGTCATAGACATTGCACCAAAACCATTACCTGCGTCTGCAACAGAATCTTTATAAAGAGTTACCTTAAGTTGAGTTTGCTCAACCTTCAACATCTCAGCCTGAGTAGATGGGTTATTAAGTGAAAGTGTAAAATTTTCTAATTCATCCTCTAAACCTAAAATATAGAGATGGATAATTGCAATCTTATTAAGTTCTTGCAACATTGATTGTTGTATTCTATTAATAGTTCTAGCAAATCTAATATCTTGTAACGCCAAATTTTTACCATCACCATTTGCTTCTTCGAAACCTAAGAAAGGTTTGGGTACTCTAAGTGCAGTGAATAACTTTTTTTGAAGGTATTGTATATCTGCAATTTCAGAAAGGTTAGTCGCACCCGCCAATGTATCAATAGGGCTCGGTGCATTTGGATCTCTAACAGGTATAAAATAATCCTGATCCTGTGCCATTTGATTATATCTAGTATCTATCTGTCCAGTTTGTTGATCAATAACTGGACTTCTTTTAAAGTTATCTGCAATTTTATTCACATATGCAGGTACATCTTTTTCGTCTATATTACCTACATATATTTTGAATATTCTTCTTTCAGGTGCTCTCGTTACTCTATATATTAACATCGCATCCTCAGATAATAATAATTGTTTCCATATCCTTCTAGCCTTCTCCAACATAGATGTACCATAAGGTAATCTTCTATCATCCCCTAATAATCTAAAATGAGCAATTTGCCACGCATTAAATTCTATGTTCCTCTGACCCCAAACAAATGTGACAGGGTTAAATTTATCACTATCAGGAATAGTAGAATTCTCACCAAAACCCTCATTCTCTTTTCTACTTATTTCAATATTAGGTAATTGTTTAACACCTGTGATACCTTCATCACTATTAATACTTAAGAATAAAAAATTATCTCCGTATTTACATGTGTTTCTTGTCCACATAGGTAGTGAAGTGTGTATATCTAATCTATTGAAAAATAAATCTTCTAATATTCTTCTAACTCTTCTACTTTCAGAAAAAATATTTAAAACTTTATTTTCTGAATTTAAAGTTGTAGATTCCTCCATCATTATATCTAATGCTGCTGCGATTTCGGGAAAAAATTCCATACCCTCAAAATCTGCGTAAGAGGCTAACCTAGTTGTTTCATAATATATGGAGTGTTGATATATCTCATTATCTACTTTCTGCCACATATTCGACAAATAGGCGTCTTGTTGTCTTTTAAGTTTTTCGTATTCAAAATCCTCCTTAGATTTAGTTTTAAGGAGTTCCTTATCGTTTATAGAATATCTAGATTTATTTTGTGCCCTTTTTACCTCAGGACCAAACAAATCATTTAATTGTTGAAATATCGTTCTTTTAGCCATTTTTATCTTTATACTTTATTACTATTATAATAAATATCAAAAAAAAATAAATACTATCTTATCCCAAACAACCAATTGTATTCACCATTATCATTATTACCATTATTCCCTTGTTTTGGGTGGTAAGTTGGTGTATTAGTGTAGAATGGGTTAGTATATTTTTGATTAGACAATAGAGGTTCAACTGACTTTTTTGAAACATTTACCCAACTTTCTAACATAGCCTTAGTTTGTTTCTCTACCATCTCTAATTTTTTGAATGATGTTTGTACAATAAATATACACATAGCGTATGCCATTATTATATCATCATGATAACCTTCCATATGATCAGGTCTACCGTTTTTATAAACAAAAGTTCTCAATTCCGAAATTAAACGATGTGATCGTATTATAGTTTTATTCTCTCTAATATGTTCCTCAAATTCGGAAACTAATTGTAATCTAGTGTTACCCACATTAAATCCAGGTACTTTATCCCCTTCACTATATTTAGTTTTAGCGTATTTTTCAGACAATTTTCTACTTTTAGGGTCATCGTAGTGTAAGAAGTTATATTCCATCTCTAACAGTTTTAATACTGTTGCAACACCCATTCCACCTGTGATGTCTACTATCGTATAGGCACTATACATATTACCATATTTATAAACCACTTCTGCCAACATATCTGGTGGTAGTTTATATTTAAATTCCGCAACTTGTTCTAAATTATCAAAATCTAAAATAACTATTGTGGAACTATCTTTACCGTCACCCCTACTAACGTCTACCCCCATAATGTATTTATGCCCAACCTCAGGTTTCTTCCATATCCACATAGCCTTTTCTAATTCTGCGGAGAATTCAGGATCTTTGACAAAATTTTCTTCGTGATATGAAATAAATTCGTCATCTATAACGTTACCTCCTGAACCA